TTAGAACCAGTAGTTGCGAATGAACCAGTATCTATTTGTTGTGCATTCTCAGCATAAGATGCAGTAAGTGCGTGTGTTGCTTCTGAAGAAGTTACTGATAAGTTTTCAATTAAAGAACCTGTTCCATCATATATCAAACCAGTGGGTTTGTCATGCTGCATCACTTGCTGAAATGATGAACTTATTTCTTGATTTGTTAAATTATAATTTGACATATTGTTTTATCCTCTTATTGTGGTAAATAGTTGTATCGTGAGTTAGTAACCTTTATACCTAATTGTTCAATCCCATCTCTCACACCATTTCTAAAAACGATTGGTGATTTGAATTGAGTGTTTGTATCAGGCCAAATATCATCATTTGTTTCAGTTCCATATTCTGGAAATAAATTATTATTGAAACATAGATAGTCTACTAATCTTTCACTAAAATATTCTGCTTTGTTTTTTGTTGATTGTCTTTTCTTATCGTATAATGCTAAATCTGCATCTATATTATTTTCACCACCTGTTGGTTTTACTAAACCAGCATTTCTTGGTCTTAAATAAATTGATTCTAATGATTCGTAGTATGCCCAATAAATTAAAGCATCTTGTACATATTCATCTACTAATGATTTGTAGTTGCCTGTTAGCGTACCACTATCTACATCAGATAGTATCTTATCGTATAATTTAGAACCTAAGAGACGAGTAATGTGAATTATCTGTGCTTCTCTAATTACTGATGAAAGTAAATCAGGATCTAATACATTGTTTATGTCTGTGAATCTTTTTAATTTAGCTTCACTCACTAATAGGGTATTCTCCATTTTGGTTCTCCTTTTTTTCTATTTCGTTTTCTAATTCTGAATCATCTCCACTCTCTGCTTCGATTGATGTTGTAACATCTACTTCTTCCCCATCTTCAAATATTCTTATTGATTCTATACCAATTGGTTCTTCATATCCGTTTACCTTAAATATCTCTTCAAATGTAGTTAGAATATCAGATTGTTTTGGTTGAATTACATTTGCTACAAATAAAGCTTGTGATTCTAATAACTCTGTTCTTCCTCCTAATTGTCCTTCGGTTCTAATACCTAACAACATAGGTGAAACGATTCTATGTGCTGTAAGTATCTTTTGTAATACCATATCATTGACAGTAGTATAATAACCATCAGCACCATTTTGTGGGATTGGGGTAATGACTGGGGCTTCATCTTTATTCGCCACATCCATATAGATAAGAGAACCAGCATTATCACTTCCTGCATATGCATCTCTTAATTGTCTTTCTATTACATCTCTATCTTCGTTATCTGCATTAGTAAATGTTGTAATAGATAAAGAAGGTGCTAAACCATTCTTTATATTATTCTTATGGAAATTATCTATTTCCGCATCTAATGCTATAATGTTTAATCCTGCGTTATAATCAGGTAGTGGATAGTATCTCATACCTGGTCTGTAAGGATTAAAGTAATACATCTGTGATGGTGATTCTCTATCTACCTTACTAAACTTTGGTATATAAACAACATCATCATCAGATATTCTTAATCTTCCTTTGTTCTCAAATTGTGATGAAACAAAATAGCCAGGTACAATACCTCTTTCATTCATTCTATGAGCTCTAATATAAGAAAAATCTATATGATAAACATCAGTAATTTTAGTTCTATCGTTAGACCAGATAACTTCAAGAGCGTATCCTCCAAAGAGTGCTCTATCTAAAGCTACTTTCTTAAAGATATCATTCCATGATTCACCATCTCGGTTTGCTCTTTCTAATACAGTTTCATCTTCGGTAGTTAAACCACCACCTACTATACCATCTGTAATTGCGTTAATTGCAGTAGCATTGATTGAGGATTTATTGTATAGTTCTGTAATATAATGTGGAAAATCATTTCGTTCTCCGTAATATACTATCTTTCCTTTATCATCTTCAAATACCTTTGATGTAGGATACATTTCTTCCCTATACTTTGGTATTATCATTAATTTATGTTTATTTAATTCTTTTTTCATCTGTTATCCTTGATATACTGTATATACTGCGTTCTCATTAGATGATATATATTTCTTCTCAATGGGTGAGACTGAACCTGAAATAAATACTCTATCTGTGTATTTTAGTTCACCACTCGTTACATCGTTGTAAGTTGGTATTGATGTATCTGGAGTTGCCCAAATTGCTGAGGTAGCTCCAAATGTACTTGTTGTTGTTCCCCACACAATTGCGGCAGAACCTGTAAAGGGATAACCATAATATATTTCTAAATTATAAGTTGTTCCGTTTTCTGCTCCTAATTTTTCACTAAAGTAATCAGAAGAAGAAGATATATCAAAATTTAAAACTTCCCAACGAGGGTTATCCTCGCTAGTAGTTGGTACTTTTGTAATAGAGGCTGAGCCTGTATTATTAGATAAGGTAGGATAGATTACTATATTGAAAACTTTACCATCTTCATAAGAACTCGTTACAAGAGGTGTATCGGTTTCTTTTTGGTAAGTTATAGTATTCTGTTGATTTGCTTTTAAAGTTATCATATATCTCCTATATAAAAGGAATAAGGGGGTATTACTACCCCCATGTTCCTAATAATTGTTATTGGTCAATGGTAATACCTGTCAATACTGCATTCAAATCAGAACCCGATACTGGTATCGCTGGTTCTGGCTCTTGTGCCGTAAAGGTTAATGTATATCCATTTGCATCTCCAATTGCAGTTCCTGTTTGACCCTGTCCTCCGTTAAGTTGAGCTCCATAAGTTTTACCAAGATAAAAGAATTTATCACCCTCCGTACCCGCGTTGTTTGTTTCAACAATCATCTTTAGGTCTGGATTTTGTGCTAATACTTTCATTTGGTTTCTTAATGCAGACTGCATCTTAAGAAAAACAGCATTTACTGTTGACTCGTAGAAAACTGTTCCATTCTCAGTTGAACCATTAATGGTTTCTGTAAAATCGGAAGTTCCTCTTGTCAAGTCAAACTGATAAAATATTCCACTACCATTTAAATCTGTAACTTGACCTGAAGTCTCTGTTACACCTGATTCAGGTAATGAGCCAGACAAGATATACAATGTTTTGATTCCACCTGCGTTGTCTCTACATCCGAGAGAAAATCCTGCTGTAATATCACATGACATAATTTATATCCTTTCTTTAGTTATTTAATCAGTTATTATAAGTTGTTAGTCACCCAAAATTCTGGATATGCTACTTGTACACCTAACTTAGTTACAATTCTGTGCTTAAGTTGGTCACCATTGATATCATACCACATTTGGAAGTTATCCAAATCAGATACCAAGTCAGTTCCAATTACGATTTGTCTCGCTGGACCTGTTACGATTCTATCAGAACCTGCTAATCCTACTGTACCAACTATTGTTAAGTTAGCGAATGGGTGTTTAGCTGACATTAGTGAACCTCTGTTCTCTACTGTGTTAGGGTCATAGAAATAGTTGTTAGCTTTTCTTAAAGCAACGATGTATTTTCTAAAGTTAGCGATTGACATAAATACTGTTAAGTCATCTCTATCTTGTACATCTACTGAAAGATTTTCTAATTGCTCATCGATTTGTTCAAGTAGATTATCAGATGTTGGTGCTGATTGTGAAACAAATGTTGCACTATCTGCAGATGAACCTGATGCTAGTAGTGTGTTAAGACCATCTGTACAATCTCCAGCTGCAGTAGTTGCAGTCCAGATAAATTGGTCATTTTTCTTTTGGAAGTTAGCTACAAGTTGTGAAGCATATTCTTCAGCAAAAGCATAAGTCTCAGGGTAAGAACCTGCTGGTCCTAATAGTCCGATATACTTGCTATCTAAATCTCTTAAACATAGTCCATCAAATGAACTTCTCTGACACACTTCGATATCTCTTTGTGTGTAAGTTACAGAACCAGATGGTGTTGTTACACATCCTGCTCCGTCTTGGATTACCAAGTCAATTTCTTGAAGGTTTAAAGGCTCTTTGTACTTTATTCCTTCTTTTACAGTTACATACTCTGCCGTTGAACCAGCAATAACCGACTTTACAAGGAATTCCCCTGCAAGTTCGTTATTGAAAGCATCAAGTGCAGATACATTAAATCCTGCCATAATAATTCTCCTTTTTAGTTTTTCTTACGTCCTTTAACCAATCTTTCGAATTGAGCTTTTTTGTTAGAATCGCTTGGATTATAGCTCACATCTACTGAATTGTTTCTTCCGTAAGATTTTTTGTTGTTAGTAATAGTTTTTTCAGTTGCAGGTGCAGCGTTAAATGCCTCTTTAACTGTGTTGATTTCACCTAATAATTCTTCTTTAAGAGCGGTGAATTGCTCTTTAAACTCTCCTCCAATCATTTGGATGATAGCTTCGTGTAGTTCAGAAATATCAGATTTTTCTTCTTCTGATAATTCAGCTTCTTCACTCATTTCTTCTTCGCTTTCTGCTTCAACTTCTGCATCAACGATAGAGGTAATTACACCTCCTTCCGTTGAGATTGATATATCACCCTCTAATGCGTGAGTACCATCTGGTGCAGGGATGTCTCCATCCTCTGTAATAACGAATATCGCAAGTGCTTCAGCTAACTCATCCCCTTCATATTTGAGGGTAAGCTCGCCATCAGCAGTTTTGATTTCGCCAAAAGTTTCTTCAGTAGTTTCTTCTGATAAAGTTTCTTCAACAACTTCTTCAGTTGTAGCTTCCACTACTTCCTCTGAAAGTTTTTCTTCAACTTTAACATCTTCTACTACTTCGGGAGAAGCTTCAACTAGGTTGAAATGCTTTTTCACTAATTCTTTTAGTGCGTTTTTCATAATAAACTCCTTTTTGGTTAGTTAATCTGTGATTCGAACGAACCTATCTTAGCCTTTGAGTCAACAACTACCAACGTATTACCATTAGTTAACTTATATTCTCCGTCAGGTATAATAGCCTTTCGTTCTCCATCTTCTAAAATGTGAACAACATAGGATTTCTCATCGATAACAATCTCTGTTCCACCATCCGTTGTTCGGTAAAAGAACCTTTGTTTAGATGCGTTAATCATATAATCAGCAAAAAAGCCCTCTACTGAGAACCCCTTTACTTTTCCACTCTTAACATAATCTTCCCAAACTTCTTTATTTCTTACTTTCATTATACCGAACCAAGTACCTTTATCGTACTTTTCTCCAGTCAATGAATATGATTTATCTTTATCTGAATCATTCACAATCCAAGATTCTACTAAAGTTATATCTTTTAGCTTCTCTTCTTCTGAATGGTCATAGTTTACTTCTCCTTGGTATCCGTTTTCTAAATACTTGTACGCAATCTTTTCGATTGTATCTTCTGAAAAGTACACATAGTACTCACCATTTGTATCATCGTATCTGTATATTAGTTTATTAGGAACCATAAGAGGTCCTGCAAGCAATTGTTTTTCTTTACTTGCTTCTGCAAAGTTTGATGTAATGGTGTTTGATGTTTGAGCCACATCTTCACCATTAGGGTTTCTGTTCATTGTAGGTTTGGCATTTACAGAGGTTGCTGCATCTTCTGATTGTTCAGTCTGTACTACATCCTTACCATCATCTTTAAACATTCTCAATCGTTGCCAATGGTGTCTACAACCATACGAACCCTTATATGTGAATATATCGTATATACCGAACTCTTCGTTCTCGCCTGTTACAGTTAATCTGTTTATATCTTCTTTTCTAAAGATAAGATTTGCTCTTAACATCTGGCCACAGAACTTTCTGTTCTTAGAATCTTGTGGGCCTTTATACTGATATCTTATTTGAAATTTACCATAATCTTCAAGTGAAGAGAGGTTGGGTCTTGATGTGATGGCAAACTCCTCTTGTCCATCTTCGCTCATCTCTTCAATTACCCAGCCTTGTTTCTCTAAACTTTCCCTAGATTCTCCTACCTCTAGTAATTTATCAATAATCTTCTGTTGTCTATCTTCTGGAAGATTCTGTATATAATTCTTTTTCTTCTTACGAGATTTGTAAATATCTTCTACATCTTCTAACAAATTATCAATTGCTTCATCGTGTCCTTCACAAGGCATGTATAAGATGATACCATCTTCCATCTCGTGTTCGTGGTATCCTTCACATCCTATCTCACTTGCAACTGCTTCTGCTTCTTCTATTGTAGTATATACAGGTAAACCATCAATATATTCTACCAAATCCATGATAGCTTCTATTCTAAGTTCTGTTTCTTCTTTTGATAACTCTTTTGTAGATTGTTTTTCTTTTCTGATTTGTTCTAACTTACGTTGTGCCCATTCAACTCCTTCATCACCACCCCAAGCTAACCACATCAATCTACCACATCCATCACCTAATTTCTTATTAGAGTTCTTTCTATGTCTTTCAAATGCTGCCATTCTTGCAATAGTTTCTTCAGAGATTGCTTCTCCTTTAGCTAATTGATTGGCACGCTGCTTGCCCACCGGGGTACCACAAGAACCCCAACCATTTTCATCTGCGTAGTTAAGAGCTGCTTGTGCATTCTTTTGAGCTTGTTTGGGATAGTCCGAATACGATTCGAATTGTTGCTTGAAGTACATGAACGGAAGTTCGATAGCTGGTGCTTCAACAAGGGATATCATATCCACACCTGATTCTAAATCAAATTCCTCAATGTCTAGCTTAATAATCTTAGGGGATTTGTTCATAAGTAATCCTATTGTATATACAATAGTTTATATATGAATGTATGTGTTGGTTAACCTGCTATACTTCTTCTGTTACGAATTCTAGCATCTGCTTCCTCAGCACTTCTTACAGTACCACTTACAACGTAAGCTTCAATACAAGGTTGTGCATCTATTTGTTGTATTGAATCTGCATTCTGTACATTAGCAGTTGATGGTGGTGCTCCTGCTCCACCTGCTGATGGTGCTGATGGCATATCTGCTGAACCTCCTACACCTTTACTAGCTTTCTTAGCTCCTCTTACTGCCGATACTACCGCTGCGATTATACCAGCCGCTTGTACTGCGTATGCTATTAATAAAGGTATGTTAGCAGGAAAACCAATTGCTGCTGTTTTTGCAGCACCTGTTGCCGTAGCTACTGTTGCTTCTGATGCTTTAAGTGAAGCAAAGGTAATTGTTTTCTTAGCTTCCATTATCAGTTCTTTAGCAGCAAGAACTTGTTTAGTAATTAAGAGAGCTCTACCTACTTTTGATTCTGCTCCTGCAAGTGCAATCATATTATCTAATGAATTAGAACGAGCTGCATCTAATTTCATTTGGTTATCTATAACTGCTTGAGAATATGCATCATCAGATTTTCTTTTCTGAATGTTAAGTAATTCTGTGAAATCTGCATCTGATTTTAGTTTTTCCATTTGGAAATCTTGTAAACCAACAGGAGTTAACTCAGATGCGAGTGTTTGGGTTTCTCTTGTTTGGAAAGCTTGTAAATCTTTTTCCTTGGTAATATCTTGTTCGATTAACAATAACTGCTTATCTAATGCTAATGCTCTTTTCTTAGATTCGTTTATTTGATTTTGTAATGCATCTGTTTCTTCAGATTCTTCATTTGTTGCAGATATAATTTGTTTGATTTGCATTGAATTACCCAATACTCCTGCAAATCCAATCTTAATCTTTTCCCAAGTACTTACACTAGCGTTTTCTTCTTTAGTTCTTTCTAACTCTAACTGTAATGCTTCTAATAATAAAGTGTTTTGTTCTTGTTGTAGTAATAACTGTTTCTTTATCTCTTCTGTTACAACTACTCCTGCTTCTCCTCTTAACTGAACATTTTCATATTCCATTCTTAAAAGTTCAACAGCAAGTTCTGAATCACTTATCTGAGCGTTAACTGCTTTTGTCTGGTCCTCTATCGAATCAGTAGTACCTT